CTATTCAATCCCCTCCTACGGTTCGTATTATAGTAGTTTTAGCGTCTGATCCTGATACTGTTGAGATAGACCTTCCAGGATTTGTTTTTACAAATATCTCGTATGATGTAATGACGATTACTGGTATTATCTCTATAGAAAACTTTTTAAACGAACCTTTCCCAGGCGATATTTTCACTCCAACCCAGTTCCCAGGACTGTTCTAACTAAAATTCATGTTGCATTTTGCTAACCATTATGTTGGTACCAAGTTTAAAAATCGTGGACGCACGAAAGAAGGCGTTGACTGCTGGGGACTTGTCCGTTTAATATATGCAGAGCAATTTGCAATAGAACTGCCTTCTTATGACGATGAGTACAATTCTTCACACAATATCTCGGCAACGAGAGAGGCTATAGAAGAACACTCAAAAGAGTGGATAAATATAGAACCAGGTCAGGAACGCGCAGGTGATGTTATAGTTATGAAACTTTCTGGTTATCCTACGCATGTAGGAATGGTTCTAACAAACGGCAAAATGTTACATATAATAGAAGGAACAGACGCAGTTATAGAGAATTATCATAGTCGTCTTTGGCAACACCGAATTGTTGGATTTTACCGTCATAAGGAGCTTTTAAATGGAATATGTTGATCTTACTTGTTTCCTTAATCCATTTACACATGAGAAAACTCCCCTACAAGTTGCTGCTATTGGCAATCTCATAGACACAATAGACAATTCTGGACTTACCTTTCCTGCTGGAGTTCATGCGACTATTTTGCTGAATGGTGAAGTCGTTCCGCAGGAAGAATGGGAAACAACTGTTCCTAAGCCGGGAGATGCCATAGTTGTTAAGCTTATTCCTCAAGGTGGAGGTGGCGGAAAGAACATTCTTCGTGCTGTTATGACTGTTGCACTCATTGCTGGTACATGGGGCACAGGAACACTATTTGCTGGTGCTTGGCAAGGAGGCATGGGAACGTTTTTAGCAGGTGGTGCAGCAGGTGGTTGGGCTGCTGTTGGGATCAATACAGCTCTTACATATACCGGGATGCTTCTTATTGATAAAATTGCTCCTCTTCCTACAGTATCAACCAGCCGTAAAAAAGAAGATGAGCCGAAAACTTGGGGCATTGAAAGCTCCACAAATCGTATGAATCCTTGGGGAGCCGTTCCTGTTCTCCTCGGAAAACACCGCTTTCATCCTCCTTATGCGGCACAGCCTTACAGTGAAATAGTTGGAGATGATCAGTACATCAACATGCTCTTCTGTGTAGGATATGCACCTGTTTATATAGAAGATATGAAACTTGGTACAACTGATATTGACGACTATATAGATAGCGAAGTCGACGTAGATGCAACCAGCCGAAACATAGAACATTGGGTGCATGAGAATTTTGATGCTAACAACTCAACTCTCAATTACTTCAAAAATGACATCCATGAAGATACAACTTCCTACGAACTTACTTACAATAACGCAATCATCCTGACGACACAACCAAACACAGATGAAATAATCATCGACATTACTGCTCCTAATGGTGTATATGGTTTTTCTTCATCTGGAGCAAAAACAGTTCAAACAGTTAACTTCGACATATTTTACGGAAATAATGCATCAAACAACTGGATCGGCGGAACATCAGCGATTAATAAATCTGCCAATAACTTTGCCATTCCTCTTCCTAGTAACGCTTTCGTAGTTGATCCTGGCGCTGAGCACGTGAGCTGGACCTTAGAAGTTACTGGCTACTCATACACTAGAATTGGTATTGACAAAACTAATGGTGTTTGGTGGACAGCTAATAGTGGTAATAACTCTTACAAAAATGCTGGTATAGCACGAAAACGTTGCCCTAACTTCCCAGGCTACATTGCACCTATTTGTGGTATTACCAGATCTTCAAATGTAGCCAGCATGGATAATACTGCTGTTACTGATCTTAGAACAGACGAGCTTAACTGTGGTAATAACGCAGTCGAGTTTGTTCCTTCAGCGAGCGGAAATAATGTTCATATAGCCGCTGGTAATATAACCCCTGATACATCTATAGGTGCTGCTACATCTGCCACTATTCGACGTGGATACCGCTTTAAAATGAATAATGCTGGAACCTGGGACGTTAAAATAGTACGAACTACTGAAGACCATGATCCAGCAGTTGATAACATCTATGATACAATCTATTGTACAGCACTTCGTTCTGTAAACGGCAATCGCCACGCAGTCAACATGAGTGGCCTCTGTTTAGTTGAACTTCGTGTAAAAGCTTCTGAACAGTTTAATGGTCAACTTGATGACTTCACAGTTCTTGCAACTTCAGTTTGTAAAGATTATGTAATCTCGTCTGAGACTTGGACCGAGCGGCCTACCGCAAATCCTGCAGCTCTTTACCGTTATCTTCTTCAAGGTGCATTCAATAAACGTCCTAGAGAAGACGCAGAAATAGATTTAGCAGGTCTTGCTACTTGGTATGAATACTGCGTAGGAGAAGGCTTCGGATTTAATCTTTATTGTGACTACCAGACATCTTTATTTGAGATGTTAATAAATATTGCTGCTGCTGGAAGGTCGTCACCAACATACAAAGACGGTAAATACTCCGTTGTTACCGATAGTGCACAGACTACTCCAATCCAGCATTTTACGGAAAGAAATAGCTGGGGATTTTCTTCATCAAAAACTTTCTATGAATCCCCTCATGCATTTCGTATAACAATGGCTGACGAAGCTCAAGACTACTTTACAGAAGAAGCATTCGTCTACGACGATGGATATAACAGCACTAACGCAACCCTTTTTGAAGAGTTAAAACTTATTGGCTGTACGAACTATGATCAAGCATGGAAACACGGACGCTTTCACTTAGCACAACTTCGTCTCAGGCCGGAAACGATGAAGATCAACGTTGACATAGAAAATCTGGTCTGTACAAGAGGAGATTTAGTAAGAGTTACACATGATGTGCCTATGTGGGGGTTAGGGACAGGAAGGATAAAATCATTAAATACTTCCGGTAATAATATAACTGGTGTTACAATAGATGAACAGTGTAGCATGAACAACAATAACAATTATGCTGTACGAATACGTCTTTCTGATGGTAATTCTTCTTATCATAATATTACTACAGTTGCGGGTAATCAAACATCATTTAATTTTATAACACCAGTAGCAAGTAATAACAATAACATTAGTATAGGTGATTTACTTCTCTTTGGCGAAGCTTCCGATGAATCAGTTGAATGCCTAGTAAAAAACATTCGCCCTACAAGTGATCTTTGTGCAGAAATCGAGTTAATGGATTATTCTCCTGCTGTATACACTTCATGGAATAACAATATTCCTGCATACGACACTCACATAAACACACCACCTTCAGACATTGCACCGGTTATTTCCTCAGTTCGTTCTGACGAAAGAGTTATGATTCGCCGGGGCAATATCTGGTCTCCTCGTATCTTAGTTAATTTTAAACCCCGTGCATCTGATCGTCTTGCAAACATCTCTTATATGGAAGGCAACTTTAAGGTAGCTTACTCAAAAGCTTCCTGGCTTACGGTAGGTGTTATTCCTAAAGACGCAGGATCAGTTTACGTTGATAATGTTGAGCAAGGTGTAACCTATTGGCTTCGTTTCCGCTACATTTACCGGGATGGTCATGCTGGTCCTTGGTGTTCTACTTACTCGCATGAGGTTGTAGGAAAGAGTGGTTATCCTAGTGATGCATCTTTTGATGATCCGAACTGTGAGTTTACGTCGAATAGAATTAAGTTTGCTATGCTTCCTATGACTGACTTTGACTTCGACTTCTTTGAAATCCGCACCGACACTGACTTCGGAGATGAAGACAGATTAATCATTCGTACTAAATCTACGGTTTACATCTACTCAGGTATACTTGCGATTAATCAGACTTACTATCTTAAAGCGTGTGATACGTCAGGAATATATTCGCTTAATTACGACTCTATAACTGCTCCAACTAGTGATACTTTTGAAATGGGCAGCATCGTCACTGAGTTTTCAACTATTGATTGTACACTTACATGGGCTGGTCTTGACTCGAAAAAACTTGACTACTACCAACTCGCTGCTTACAACAACAGCTCAATGAATGCAACAACTGAGTTAATCTACACATCTAATCAGTTTATTGATCCACACTTTACCTTTGATTTTTGGACTAACAATAATTGTTCTGGTGGTCCTTATCGAGAGCTTTGGTTTCGTGTGACTGCACATGACATCTACGGTCGTTCATCATATGCTGATGCTTATGCAATTAACGAAGAACCAGCAATTCCTACTGATTGTACCGCAATACCAGGCATAGGAATGTTAACTATTACTTGTTCTCCTATGCTTGGAGATGTAGTTGGTTATCAATTTGCTTGTGATGAAGATAACCCTCCTTCAAATAACCAAGAAGTAGGAACAAGTTTTGCTGTTTTCTCTGGGCTGAATGCATCTAATAACTATTATTATCGTGGACGTGCTCGTGATCCATTTGGCTATAGCAATAACTGGTCAAACGTAGCTGGGCCTGTATCACCTCTCTCAGTAGAGATGACTCCACAAGACATGGACATTCCCGTTACCAGAGGGGCCAACTTCAATGCCAGCACGGGTGTTTTGGCCTGGGATGCTCACAATCTCACCTACAAGGGGAACACTGTCAGCATCCCGGCTGGGAACGCTGGGAACAACGTATTTGCTTACTGGAATGTGGCAGAGGGGAATAATGGCTATAACAGTGCCAACTCCATGGCCTTGACAGGTGAGCTGTGGATGATGTGCTACAGGTACGGCAACAACGCTTACCCAGCCTTTCAGAGCCGTATTATCCATGGTTCACTCATTCAGGTAAACACTCTGTATGGCAATAGGATCGTTGCCAACTCTTTGAGTCTGAATACGATTAACGGGGCAAGCGGGAGCTTGAATATCAGTGCCGGTGGCAACATCACCCTTGACGGTGGGAACCTGTCCATTTTAAGCGGCAACTTCATAGTGAGTACAGCCAACGGGATCAGCATAAGCAGCGGTGGTGGCATCAATGTACAATCAGGTGGCGGCATCAATCTGGCTGGCAACGCCACCAGCCCAGGCAGGCTCAGAATTTATGCAAGCGGTCTTTCTGGGAATTACATAGAGCTGAGCGGGCTGACCGCCAATAACTATGTGTTCACGGTGAACAGCCACAACATTGCAAATCTGTACTTTTCACAGAATGGCACTTCTTTCAGAAACATTTATGCGTATGCGGCCAGATATCTGGGCTTGATGAGCAACAATGGGCTTGGCCTTCAGGCCTTGGGATCAGGCGGCATGTTGCTTTCTGCAGCTTCAGGAGGCTTCGAAATTATCGGGAATATGGTGGATAGCAGCATCACGAACATCTCAAGGGTTGCGACGGGCAATTACACTGGAGACGGTAACAATAACAGGAACATAGTGGTTGGGTGGGAGCCAAATGTAGTCTTTGTGAATTGGGCGAGAGCAAATGGCGCAAACA